AACGGTGAGTGACTCTGCCCGTGTCACGCATAGAGCGAAAAATAATAATATTGTAAACATTTTATATTATTATTATATACAACCTTGACTTTAAATCATTACGCTAATACAATACGCTAATACAATACGCTAATACAATACACTTTGCTACCTCTTCTACAATGCATAGCACGGTATTTCATCAATATTTATAATTGTTTTTTCTTTGCCCAACTTCTTCTTAGTGACTTTGTATTTATCAAAATATGGATTGCGTAACACATCCCGGGGCACATGCTTGTGCACTTTCCGACTAATCATTTTGTAGAGTTTGAAATCCGGGTACCGTTCATCACCATTTTTCTTATACATAATATTGCGACCCTTGTCGTCTTTGCACCAATCCAGAATGATTCGGAAAATGGGGGCAGTGACTAAATGTTCCAAGCTGATATCTTCAACCAGTTCGTCGTAAATGGAACAGCTTAACCGGCACAAGTCAAAACTAAAATTCGGTTCAATGACAGGTTTCTTAGGGTTATAATAAGGCGGGAAGTTGTATTGCGTCGCAGCATCACCTTTGGGGTGAAAACTGTCACTACACATCAGTTCACCTTTGAATTTATAGACGGCCCGACCAAAATCAATGATTTTGAATATTTTCCCAAACGTTGGGACTTTGTAGTGCTGACCATCCACCTTATAATAGAGAAATTGTTTCTCAGTACTTGTGTACATAATATTATTAGAGTGTAAATCATTGTGAGTGAGATGGAAGGCATTTTGGAAAGTGATTAAAGACATCAAGATTTGCAGGACAATAGACTCCCATTCATCTTCTTCTAACGGTTCTTCATCGTTTTCAATAAGTGAATTTAAGGTATCTTCACAGCATTCTAGGGCGATTGTTTGCACCGGAAATTTGTTTATACGGACCAGGACTTCTTCGCCATTGAGCGTGGAATAATCGTCGTCCATGGATTCATCATCATCATCACCTGACATATCTTCGCCTGACATATCTTTTTTGGTATTTCCATCTTCATCAATGTCCATACCTGTAACATCATCATCGCCTTTAGATGAAATGGAAGAACGTGAAGAACAAGAGGAAGTAGAAGAGGACGTAGAAGAGGACGTAGAAGAGGACGTAGAAGAACGTTTCAATGAGCGCAAATTATCATCTAATTGCCGGCATTCATAAACCATGTCAGGCATAACCACCACATTACTTACACTAGTATCTTCCACTAAACTGGATAAAATATCCATATTTGTAGTTAGTAATTCACTGATATCCGATAATTGCAAAGGTACTTCGTCATTATTTGCGAATTTTAATTTTGCTTTATAATTTCGCGTGTCACTACCGACGATATCCTTATAGGTTTCATCTACGGTAAATAAAACATCTCTATTTTTATGGAAAAATTCAAATTCATCAATATATTCAATATCGTCGTAAATATTTACCGGATAGTTTTCTTTAATAGAGAGAAATGACCCATAAAAATCAATCCCATTCAGGAAACCATGATTATGTAATAAATTACTGATTAAAAATGAACAAAAACTATCTACATAAGCCGAATTATTCATATCTCTCGTTTTTTCTTGTCCCGCGCCAGGGTTAATAAAAGAGGGTAATTGTAATAAAGTCGGTTCTGTTATATCATATTTGCCAATAATATATTTAATCGGATCCAACAGTGGGCTATATTTGAAAAATACTTGTTTGCTTAATTTTTGAGAGCCACTTACATGTTTGATTGACCCATTTACAATATTTGTAGTTTCACATCCGTTAATATTGTTTAAATAAAATTTATTATTCAGATTAATTGTGTTCCAATTGGTTTCATTCAAAACAAAAAACTTGGCATAAAGCGGTATGTAATTTTGGAGCTGTTTAATACCTAAATTGGTTTTTTCTAAAGTACTAAATAATTTCTCGTTGCTGTGTTTTTTATAACCGAACTCCATTAATTCTGTTTTATATTTATTATAATGATATTTAAACTCAATTAGTACATTATCTCTCTCAAGTTTACTATATGGTTTGAAGTATCAAAAAGTGTGAAGGTTATGGTTATGTATTCTATGTTCTAATACTCAATAGCCGTAATTTTATTTTTAATAATATTTGGACCAACTTCTTGTGTTGATGCTATTTTTGGCATTATATTACCAATCATTAAGTAACGTACAGTTCCGGCAGAAAATGGAAAAGGCACCGTATTACCAGGCATTGAAGCATGCTGTATTCCCTTACTTTGGTCTAAATAAGTGGTTGTTTCTCCTTCTTCCCCCTCCATTACAATACCACTGTCACCGTCACTGTCAACCATTTTAAATGATGCCCTATCCTCATTAAATGGCGAACCATAAGTCATTGTTTGGATTGATGAAAATGGAGATACAAAAAATGTTGTAGGGGTCAGAGATTCATTGCGCCCATAGGGCCGGCTAAATCGTATTTTTTCTCGTAAAGCATCTAGTTCTAAGTCATCAGACCTTGGATTATTAAGTCCTAAGTTTGTGTCCATAAGGGTTGAATGACCATCAAAATGATATGGAGAATTAAATGTTGATACTTGTGATTTCGGCGCGAATTGCCCTAAATATAAATCAAACCATCCTTCTGAAGCCTCTGGCGGTATCATACCTAATCCATTCATTTTTTGTAGTTGTTCGTTCATTGTGTTTTTAACAAGAGTATATAGCTCTTTATTCTCTGGAAGATTTGCAAGATTTTTACTATCAGTGATATTATAAAGTTCTATGTTAAACATACCTGTTTCTTTACTTAAAATCCAATTAGAAGTTATCCCGTATAATCTATTAGGCGCATACGTAAATTTAGTAATGCCTACATCAGGGAACGCTAATTTTGGCATTAAGTTACTTAACTGATAGCTCGGGGAACGGACTGAATTATTGATATTAGCAATAGCAATTTGTTTATCACGTATTAAATCACTAAAATCACTATTCATAGTTTTACTAAATATATCAATATTTTTTTGATCACTCTCTCTTAGGACTCCTACAGTTTGAATGTTTAATTCTTCAATACTCAAAGAACCAGGAATAACATCTATTTCAATATTGTTTATGATTTGCTCTTGCTGAGGAGTTAAACCCGCAATTTTCCAATCACTACTTCTAGGGCCCTTATTACTATCTCCTGGTAAAACAATAGGGAAAAACAAAAAATTTATTAAAAAAGCGACAATTATTAATATTTGTGTTTTGTTTATTTTAATACCTCCGACTAAATTATATTTTTTGATATTTCTTTTTGTGGTTTTTCCCCCATTTTTACTTTTGCCATATTTTTTACTTTTGCTATATTTTTTACTTTTGCCATATTTTTTACTTTTGCTATATTTTTTACTTTTACCATATTTTTGTGCATTGTTTAGAAATTTTTGTGCATTGTTCACATATTTTTTTGTCTTATTCACATATTTTTTTGTATTGTACACAAAATTTTGCGTGTTGTTCACATAATTTTTTGTGTTGTTAATATATTTTTTACTTTTGGTAAAAAACTTTTTGAATCGGTTGCCTCCTTTTGCATTATTAAATGCTGATAAATCAAATGAAATAACAGTTTCATTAGCTTCTTCTGGATGTAAAATAATAAATCCTACCCCATTCTTAATATCTTTCTCTAGTTTAATATTTAATTTATTAGAATTAAATATATCATCAAATGCCGGACTTTTGCCTGTTTTTGTATAGACAACATAGTTCATTATTCTATATATTGGATATATATATTTAAAAAATAAAATAGATAAAAATATGTTTAGCTGTTTTATTTTAAAATTGATTTGAAATTTTAAGTTTTATAATATCGTATCAAACAAATAGTTACGCAAAACAAATAAATTATGTCTGTCTTGCAACAACTTACGGAGGAGGTAGTGCGTATCGCCGCTTATATTAAAGCAAATTGCAAACACAACGAATCCCTTAACCCAATTGTGATACCCATCACTGAAATAGATGGAATTCCGGTGAAGGTTAAGTTTACATACGAAGGTAAAGTGGTTGACAAAGTGCAGGTTATACGTTACATTGCGTGTCGTGTATATCTAGCGCCTAATATTGAATACACTATGGCGGAATTTACTGTGCGAGATTTTGACGAGGAATTTACTTTGGAGAAGGGCGTTATGTTGCTGTTAAAAAAAATTAACACGTTGAGATTCAATAAAATGATTGGACTTATTCAATCAATCCCAAAGTCAGATAATGATTCTGTTTTAGACCGTCCAGATCTTATGACCGATCTTTACAATATCATCAAAACGTTTGAAAACGTTAAGCTGTCAATTATTGAATGCTCTGTGTGTTTTGAGATGACGAAAACTAGTACTAGTTGCAATCACCAACTGTGTATTTCATGCTATTCTAAATTAGAAGTAGTTAAAGAAGGCTGGTGTGAAGATAGTGGACAAATAACTCACATGAAAAAATGTCCATTGTGTCGCGGGGTGATAACTAAAATATTGCCCGAGACTGAAATAGGCGAACTGAATGAGCATCTCGTATTAGAGTTATATGACGATGGTTCAGAAAGAGAAGAACGCTAGAGAGAGAGAGAGAAAATAAAAATAAAAATAAAAACATAATAAACATGACATATGCACAGGTAATATAAGGGTATGGGTTTTTTTTATAATATAAATTTTGCGGTTAAACAAGGTTATTTTAATATAAAAATAACCTAAATATAAATGACATTGGAATTAAAAAAATTTGATATGAAACATATAAGTTTTAGGCCTGATGAAAATAAAGGCCCTGTGGTTGTATTAATTGGAAGACGTGATACAGGTAAAAGTTACCTCGTGCGGGATTTACTATTTTATCATCAAGATATCCCAATAGGTACAGTTATATCAGGCACAGAAGCAGGAAATGGCTTTTATAGTTCCCACGTTCCCAAGTTATTTATTCACGATGAATATAATACCGCGATTATTGAGAACATTTTGAAAAGACAAAAAACTGTATTGAAACAAGTGAAGAAAGAAATTGACCAATATAAAAAATGTAATATTGACCCTCGGGCGTTTGTGATACTTGATGATTGCTTGTATGATGCCACCTGGACGAGAGATAAAATGATGCGATTGCTCTTCATGAACGGACGTCACTGGAAAGTGATGTTGATTATTACAATGCAGTATCCTTTAGGTATCCCACCGAATTTAAGGACGAATATTGATTACGTTTTTATTTTGCGAGAGCCTTATATTGCCAACCGAAAACGTATTTGGGAGAATTACGCCGGGATGTTTCCAACCTTTGAATCTTTTGCGCAAGTCATGGATCAATGTACGGAAAATTTTGAATGTTTAGTCATCAATAATAATGCCAAATCCAATAAACTCCACGATCAAGTTTTTTGGTATAAAGCCCAGCATCATGCTGATTTTAAACTAGGGTCTAAAGAATTTTGGGACCTGTCAAAAGACTTCAACTCTGACGATGAAGAAGCGACATATGACCCAAATAGCGCGAAGAAACGAGGACAAGGCCCAAAAATTAATGTGCGTAAATCAAAGTGGTAACCCACAAGACACGGTTGACATAAGTGTATTTTAAAATTGAAATGTTTTTCCTATGTAAAGTATAGTATTATTAAACCAACTCAAGTTTCAAGAATGATTTTTGAATTAGCCAATCCTGAATTTTGCGTGCCATTCAAGCCTTATTATTTACGTGAAACATCAAGTGCGCTGGACGAAATACGCCGTGTTACCAATAATTTACAAAATGTGCCAGAGCAGTTTAACCAGTTACAGATTCAGCTTAGTTTGCCAGGTAAAGCCAATATGGTATATGGACAATTTGACGCGCCTGCAAATATTGCAGTTATTGGTAGGGTGAATGGTGAGGCGGGGTTCTTCTTAAAGAAGACTATTTGTGAGACCGGCATTGATTTTATCTGGTTTCACGCAGAGCTTGGTCAGTATCTATTTTGGGGCTCATCCAAAGAGCGTGTTATTGACGCCATGAACAAAATTCGCAGCCGCATTATTAAATATGTAAAGTATTTTGCTGCCAACCAGCAAATTACAAAGCCGAAGGAGTGTCTTGAAACTCCGCCGCCTCAATCAGAGAGTATGTACGGTTGCACAACAACTCACAAACAGCACGATTTCACACGTAGTCCTTCGCCATCACCAGATATGATGTTTCGGTCTATTTCAGTTGCAAACTATATGGACAGTGACGACGACGATGATGAATGAATGAAGTGTAAAAAATGTAAAAAAATGTTAAAAAATCTGTCGTTGTTGTGTTTTGTGTATATGTTTTTTTTATTTCTTCATACAGGAGCAAATGCGTAATTAAATTTTAACAACTTTTTCTCCTACACATTTATTATCGTTAAT